TCTTTTTTGTTACGGTAGCCATGCGGACAGGCAGACTCCCCCTCTGCCGTAAACGCAAAGTGCCCCCGCCGCTTGTTGCAGAGGCGACGGGGGCACTTCTTATTCAGTTCCGTCCGGTGCCTCCACAACGTTTTTGTTTATACTAACAGCGTTGATCCAAAATAAGCAAAACCCAAAGACCAATAGGTACGATAAAAATTCCAAGTGCCCCATATTGCCAGTGGCAGATTGAATAAATCAAAAGCAAAGCGTCACCGATAACGCTTAACGCTGTGCCGATCGCCAACCATACGCCAAAGGCGGGCGCGCCCATCCTGCAAACCTTTTCGCAGCCCGGAGTATATCTGGGCTTGCTGATACATACAGGCAGCCAAAATGGGCCGAGAAGAAAACCACCAAGGGCATGGGCCCAGCATGCGGACGATGCCCACCCTTTGACCCGCGTTATGACATAGCAAATCAAGCCACACAGCAAGAGGGCAAGAAATCCTCCGGAAATATAAATTATCATATTACGCCTCCGCTTAAATCTTGCAAAATTGGGCCGCAGCGATCGGCCTTTGGGATATGATTGGAGGAACACATATGAGCAGCCAGACCACCCGCACCGTGTCCGATTCGGACACTACATACGCATTGGACCTGTTTGCATCTCTGTCCCCCGCAGATCAAGCGGAGATCATGGCTCTTGCCGTCTCCGCTTTAGCATCTCCGCAATAATCTCATTCTGAGCCTGCGGAGATAGCTGGTCAAAAATCCGGGCAAATTCCTGCGTCAGTCCGGCTCCTTCGGGAGCCGGGCTTTTTTCTTCTTTCCCGGTCAAGATGTAATCCGCAGATGTGTTCAACGCTGCCGCTATTTTGGTTAAATGCCGAGTGTATGAAGATCTCTTCCGATTTCTCCATTCGCTGACGCGTGCGGGATCTACCCCAATTTCTGCGGCAAAGTCCTTCTGCTCCCGGTATTTTGCATCCACCAAAGCAAAAAGACGGTCTACGGCGTCCATCGGAATCACCCCCAAATAATAGCCAAAATGCCAAAGTGGTAATTGTGCAACTATACGAAAACGCAAAAATGCAATTTATGCAATTGACAAATGCCAAAATGCGATTTATGATATAGCCACAGAGGACATAGCCCCAAGGACAATATATCACACCGGGGCAACGCCGTCAAGGCGGGAAAGGAGCAATTATGATCGTTAACAGAGTCAAGGAGCTGCGGACGGCGGCCGGTATGACCCAGAAGGCGCTGGCTGACCAGCTGGGCGTCACCGTCCCCACGGTGAGCAAGTGGGAGCTGGGCCAGCGGACCCCGGAGCTGGAGAGAGTTTTCCGCATGACGCTGATCTTTGGCGTCCCCATTGAGGAGATTGTCCAGCGGACGGAGAGCGCGTGAGAAGGGAGGAGCGGACATGGCACGAGAGCGTGAGAGCTTCCGGGATCAGCTGCAATCCTTACAGGCGAAATTCCCGGAGCAAGAGGTCTTGAGCAAGGACCAGGCCTGCAAGCTGCTGGGGCTGGACTGGGACGCGCTGGTCCACAATGACGAGTTTCCGGCCAAGAAGGTGGGGAAGCGCTACATCATCCCCATTGTACCATTGGCACGTTGGATGGTTACATGGTAGCGCGGAAAGGAGGAAAAGACAATGGACAAGAGATGCCCTAATCTGTACCAAAGGGCAAGGCTGAGTACCGGAATGAGCCAAGAACGGGCAGCGGAGCTGCTTGGGCTGTCACCGGAAAGCCTGAAACAGTACGAGGGCGGAAAGACGGTGCCCAAGGACGAGACGGTGGCCAAGATGGTGGAGGCGTACAGCTGCCCATGGCTGGCATTGGAGCACGCGCAGGCCACGGACACGCTGGGCGTGATGCCGGAGGTGACGCCAAGGCCGCTGCCCATGGCAAGCATCGCCCTTCGGAACCGTCTGCAAGACGCGACGGGCCGGCTGGACGCCCTGCTCCGGATCGCGGAGGACGGCGTGATCGACGAGGCTGAGCGGCCGGAGTTTGATGACATCGTTCTGGAGCTGAGGGATACCATGGCGGCCATCTATCAGGTGATCTACTCAGGCGCAAAAAAAGAACGCCCCGAGGCGGCAACCTCAGAGCGTTCAGGGGGAAAAGTGTGTGGTATTGGATCAACCACTGGATGTATCAATTATAGCACAAGGTCCACGCTGCACGCAAGCCCTAATTTTTGCCGGGAAGGGGGCGCATCCCTGTGACCGGTTGGGCAATGTTTTTCATGATCGTCGGCGTGGCGACGGTGGCGGCAATCCCGCTGCGGATCGTGGATCGGATGGAAAGATAAGGGGGCAATATGGCAGAGCATGAGATCAGGTCTGGCCGTGGAGACGGCTTCACGGTCCTGTATAACTCAATGGTCAAGGATGACCGTCTGCCGCTGGAAGCAAAGGGTCTGTTTGCCTATATCATGTCCCGCCCGCCGGACTGGAAATTTACGGTTTCCGGTCTGGCGGTCAGCACCAAGACGGGCAAAGATAAGATCCGTCGCATTTTGGCGCAATTGGAGCAGGTGGGATATCTGCTGCGGGAACAGGGGCACAAGGAAAATGGCACTTTTGGCGGCAACGTCTACGTTTTACAGGACTTTGCGCCACCGTTGTCGGAAAACACCGACAACGGTGAAACCCGGCAACGGGAAAAGCCGTTGACGGCTTTCCCGACACAACCCAATAAAGATTATAACCCAGTAAAGATTAAATATAACCCCCCTATAGTCCCCCCAGGGGACCCGGCGTTCGACACCTTCTGGGCTGCTTACCCACGGCATGTGGATAAACAGAAGGCCCGCCGGGCGTGGGCGAAGCTGAAGCCAGACGGGGCGCTGGTGGAGACCATCCTCCGGGCGTTGAAGGCTCAGTTAGCCTGTGAGCAGTGGACCCGGGACGGCGGGGCGTACATCCCCTATCCCGCCACATGGCTCAACGGCCGCCGGTGGGAGGACGAGCTGCCGGGGCGGTCCGATTCGGACCGGGGCGGTGAGAGCCGGGAGGTCTGCGGATGGGAAACGTGAGAACGGACGAAAAGCTGGATCACCTGCTGGACGCGGAGCGGGCGGTGATCGGGGCCATGCTGGTAGACCCGGATGTGGTGCGGCCCCTGCTGTCCCGGGTGCGGGACGCTGATTTTTACAATCCCGCCAACCGGCTGATCTTTCAGGCGGCCCGGGCGCTGTTCCGGGCGGGCGTCACACCGGACGCCGTGACCATCCGGGACAAGATCGGCCCGGACTACTCCCGGTACATGGCGGAGCTGGTGGAGATCACGCCCACCGCTGCCAACTGGGAGGCCTACGCAGAGGCCATGCGGTCGCAGGCCACCGTCCGCCGGATCCACGAGTTTGCCGACGCTCTGAGCGCGGCTCAGACGGTGGAGGACTGCCGGCCGGTGTGCGCCAAGCTGTCCCGGGAGCTGAGCGAGGGCACCAGCGTGGAGGCGTGGACCATGGCGCAGATGACCGAGGACTTCTGCCAAGCGCAGGATCCGGACGCCCCGGCGCCGGTGTACATCGACTACGGTCTGGACTTCCTCAAGGGCCGGACCTACACCAAGCCGGGAGATGTGGTCATCATCGGCGGCTACCCCTCCGACGGCAAGACGGCGCTGGCCTTGCAGATGGCCTACCGGATGGCGCAGGATCACCGGGTCGGCTTTTTCAGTCTCGAGACGGACAAGGCCAAGATCCGGGACCGGCTTATGGCTGCCGTGGTGCAGATTGACTTCGACAGGATCAAGACCCGCAGCCTGACCGAGGATGACTGGCGGGCGTTTGCCGAGAAATCCGCCGACATGGCGGGCCGGGGCCTGACGGTGGTGGAGGCATCCGGCATGACGGCCACCACCATCCAGAATATCAGCCAGGCGTATGGCTTTGACGTGATCTTTCTGGATTACATCCAGCTGGTCACCCCGGAGATGGACCAGCGGGCACCCCGCAGTGAGCAGATGGCGGCGGTGTCCCGGCAGCTGCACACCTTCGCCCAGAAATCCGGGACGCTGGTGGTGGAACTGGCCCAGCTGAGCCGGCCGGACAAGGCCGCCGGATGGCGGGCGCCGGTGATGAGCGACCTGAAGGAGTCCGGCCAGTTTGAGCAGGACGCGGACATGATCTTCATGGTCTACCGTCCGGACCCCAAGGCCAAGGACGGCCCGGAGCTGGACCAGAACAAGCACCGGGTCCTGAAAATCGCGAAGAACAAGGAAGGCCCCCGTGGGGCGTGGTACATGGTATTCGACGGGCCGAAGCAGACGTTTTCGCTTCTGGTCAACCCGGACGGCCGCTCCGTCATGCGGCAATATCAGGCCGTAGGGAAAGCGGCCAGACAGCGGCCCCGGCAGGTGAGCTTCTGGGGCGACGGGTCCGACTGGACCGAGGCCCCGGCGGACACCGAGACGCCGTGGGATGACGAGAACAAGGGGGAGAAAGCATGAAGATCGGAGATATCTTGAGCATCGAGCCGACACTGGAGGCGACCAGCGGGCTTGGCACCATCGGGCCGATCCCGGCGCGGGTGATCTACATCCACCCGGCGGGGCGCTATTACACGGTGGAGTTCCGCAGTCCCATCACCGGCTACAACTGGCGGGAGGCCTTCTGGCCGAAACTGGAACCGCAGCCGAAGAACTGGCGGGGCCAGCCGCATTTTAAGGCCGTAAGCACTGCGGTCTGACGCAAACACAAGGGGGAAAGGTGAAACATGAAAACTATTGCGGTATTGAATTTCAAGGGCGGCGTCGGCAAGACCGTCACAACCGCCACGCTGGCGTATCTGCTGGCGAAGCAGGGCAAACGGATCCTGCTGATCGACGGGGACAGTCAGGGCAACCTGAGCATGTCCTTTGGCATCGACGCGGAGGAGGGCGCGGACACGCTGGCCCTCCTGACCGAGGGCGCCGGATACTATCCGGAGTTCGTGACGCCCACCGTCTATGACGGCATCGACCTGATCCCGTCCGACATTAACCTGCTGGCGGCTGACCGGCACATGGCCCAGAGCGGCGTAGGCCGGATGCAGCGGGCCATCGCGGATCTGCGGGACGCCATCGAGGAGGACGCGGACCAAGACAACGCCTACGATCTCATCCTGATTGACTGCCCGCCGGCGCTGTCGGCGGCCTGTACGGCGGCGCTGGCCGCTGCGGACGAGGTGATTATCCCCATCCGGCTGGACTACTACTCCACCGGCGGCATGGCCAATCTGGCGGAGCAGCTCCAGAACATGCGGGCCATCAACCCCCGGTTGTCGGTGCTGGGCGTGCTGGTGACGCAGTTCACCCACATGGCCGACGAGAAGGAGGCCCTCGCGGCCATCCGGGGCGGGGCGCTTCCGGTGTTTGAGACGGTGATCCGGTTCTCCAAGGCTGTGCCCAGCGCCACCTTCCAAAAGGTGCCGCTGCCGGTGGCCCGTCCCTACTGCGCGGCCAGCAAGGACTACGCCGCGCTGGTGAAAGAGATCTCCGGGAGGTGCTGAGGATGGAAAAACGGAAATTTAACGTGATGGACGTGCTGGGTGAGCAGCTGGCCGGTGTGGCAGAGCTGAACACCACCGGCCCGGAGCAGATCGAGTACATCGACATCGGCCTGCTGGACGGCGACGAGCGGAATTTTTACCATCTGACGGACATTGACGAGTTGGCGGACAACATCCAGATGTGCGGCTTGCAGCAGCCTATCCGGGTGCGGGCCGGTGAGGGCGGACGGTTCACCATCGTCAGCGGCCACCGGCGCAGGGCCGCTTTGGCTCAGCTTGTGAAAAAGGGACTGGACCAGTTCCGCCGGGTCCCCTGCATCCGGGATACGGACAACGCCTCCCCGGCGCTTCAGGAGCTTCGGTTGATCTTCGCCAACAGCTCCACCCGCAAGCTCACCAGCGCAGAGATCGGCGAGCAGGCGGAGCGTGTGGAGGCGCTGCTGTATCAGCTGAAGGAGGACGGTTTTGAGTTCCCGGAGGGCCGGATGCGGGACGTGGTGGCTGCCGCCTGCAACACTCACGGCTCCAAGCTGGCCCGGATCAAGGTGATCCGGGAGCATCTGCTGTCTAATCTTCGCCCCGCGTGGGACGGCGGGAAGATGCCGGAGCAGGCGGCCTATGCGCTGGCCCAGTTCCCGGCGGATATGCAGATGCGGATTTCCGGAGTATTTCCTCAGCTGCCCACGGGCTCCACGCTGGAGAAGCTGCTGCGGCTTTACAAGGACAGGGGCTACCGCTGGGAGCCGCGCCTGACCTGCCCGGACGGCAAGGAGTGCAAGCGGGGAGACGCTTTCCTTCGGCATGACGCGGAGTGCTGCGGCTGCGATGTCTGCGGCGGCCAGACCTGCTGTCTGGAATGCTCTCAGGGAACAGCAACATATTATCCCTGCGATGAGGCTTGCAGCAAAGCAAAGGCCAAGCGCAAGGAGGCATTGGCTGAGAAGAAAGTCGCAAAAAAGGCGGCTGAGGACAAGCAAATGCGGAAACTTGAGAAGGAAATTCAGGCCAGCGCCGCCCGATTGGCCAGAGCGGCGGACGCCGCCGGAATACCGGACAATGCCTTCGCTGTTCAGACCAGATACGGGGGTTCTTATACTGCGGGCCATCTCCGCGAGCTGGCCGCTGGGGAGTTTGATGAATATCGTATCTACACAAACGATCTTGCCCCGGATAACCTTAGTAACATTGCCAAGTCCGCCCGGGCGCTACACTGTTCCGCCGACTACATCGTGGGCCTGACGGATGAGTTGACACCGCCGACGCTGCCGGAGGGCCAGCTGATGATCGCCGGATGGATGCCCGGCAGCACCAACCCGGCGGAGCCGGGCGAGTTTGCGGCCTATGTGGACCTGGGTGACGGAACGCTGCTGAAACGGTTTTTTGACTGGGATGGCCAACACTGGATGATGCCGGGCGGCATTGAGGCACAGGCCCCCGTGGCCTGGTGGATGCGGCTGCCGCCTGTACCAGCGGCAGGGAAAGGAGTGGAGACATGAGATACACAGGGCGCGGGAAGCGCCGGAGCCGGGTCCTCCCGGTGCTGGCTTTGGCAGCCGCCGTGGCTGCCGTGATCCTGCTGACGGTGACGGCAAAGGGCGTGGCCTTATGACCGCGCCGCCGTGCCTGAACTGCCCTGATCGCCGGGCCGGGTGCCATGACCCGGCGGTCTGCCCCAAGTGGGCAGACTACGAGAATATCCACAAGGCGGAGCTGGCGGCCAGGCCGTCCTACAGAGAGCGGGAGGACATGGTAGAGTATATCAAGGACAGGCGGCGACGCTATATGCCGGGCCGCTGGAAAAAAGGAGACAAATCATGCTGAATCATATCGTACTGATGGGCCGTCTGACCCGCGACCCGGAGCTCCGGCACACCGGAAACGGAACCGCCGTGGCGTCCTTCTCTCTGGCGGTTGACCGGGACTACAAGGGCCAGTCCGGCGAGAAGGAGACGGACTTCGTGGACATCGTGGCGTGGCGCTCCACGGCGGACTTCGTGAGCAAGTTTTTCACCAAGGGCCGCATGGCCGTGGTGGAGGGCCGCTTGCAGCTCCGGGACTGGAAGGACAAGGACGGAAACAACCGGCGCTCCGCCGAAGTGGTGGCGGAGCATGTGTATTTCGGAGACAGCAAGCGGTCCGAATCGGACACGCCGCCTGCGTCAGGGGACTTCCGGGAGATCCCGGAAGATGAGGAAGGAGAGCTGCCGTTTTGAGAGATCAAGAACTCGTAAATGCCTTAAGATGCGTTTCAACAGCAGGCGGGCCAATGGGCGACTGCAAGAAATGTCCGTTTTACAAAACGGAGCCGGTCCCGGAAGATCTGGCGGGAAAAGTCAATTTGACGGAGTGGCTCTCCTGCGATGTTGACGCGGTGGGGCTTGCCGCAGCCGACCGGATCGCCAACCAGAGCACCCACATCGCGGCGCTCCAGCAGGAGATTGAGAAGCTGCGGGGGCAGAACGAGCAACTGCGGGAAGCGGCTGCGCTGGTGACCAAGGAGAGCGCGGAGCTGCTTGAACGGCGGTGGATCCCGGTGACGGAGCGGCTGCCGGAGGATCGTAGCGATGTCCTTGTTGTCGCGTATTGGCACGAAAGATGGGGTGTCTATATGGGCTGGTGCGCTCCTGAAAGGGTGGCATGGTCTGTCCATATCGGCATTGGGGACAGATCCGATATCGCCGTCACGCACTGGATGCCGCTACCGGAACCGCTGGAGATGAAATGATGGATGCTGTAAAGTTTTTGAAAACGTTGCGCAGAATGTGCAACGGTGAGTGCCGCGAATGTGAGTATGAAAAAAGAAGTGGATTAGACCCTTGCACGGTCTGGCAATACGACCACCCGGAGGAATCCGTTGCCATTGCGGAGCAGTGGGCTGCCGAGCACCCCGCCAAAAACCGCCAGAGCGTGTTTCTGGAACAGTTTCCAAATGCGCCAATATATACGAACACACATAACGTTGCTTTAGACCCATGCCTTGTTGATACAACGTTACGCGGACATTGCCCGACTGGAAGAGGTTGTGATATTTGCCGCCGGGAATTCTGGCTTGCGGAGGTGGAGGAATGAAAGTGCTGGTAGCCTGCGAGGAATCGCAGGAAGTCTGCAAGGCATTCCGGGCGCTGGGCCACGAGGCGTATAGCTGCGACATTCAGGAGCCGTCCGGCGGGCATCCTGAGTGGCACATCTTAGGCGATGCGCTCAAGGCCATCGAGGGGGGGCAAGTGACCACCATAGACGGGGAGACGCATGACGTCGGCAAATGGGATCTACTGATCGCGCACCCGCCGTGCACATACCTAACTGTTACGGGAAATCGCTGGTTTAACACGGAAAGATATGGCGAAAAGGCGGTCAGACGGTTGCAGTTGCGGGAAGAAGCTGCGGCGTTTTTCCTGGCATTTGTAAATGCCAACGTTTGTAAAATCGCGGTAGAAAATCCGGTCGGATATATGTCTACATACTATCGCAAGCCGGATTGCATTATCCAGCCCTATGAGTTCGGGCACCAGGCAAGAAAAAAGACTTGCCTGTGGTTAAAGAGCCTTCCCACTTTGAAACCGACAAATATTGTAGACGCAGGAGAAATTTTACCAGGTGGATACAGTGTAGGTGCGAGTGCGAATTATGCGAAAGATAAAAAAGGGAAAGCCCTGAGATGGAATGACCCGCGCACGGCAAGGACCAGAAGCAAAACCTTCCCCGGCATCGCCAGAGCCATGGCGGAGCAATGGGGCGGAGATATAAGGGAGGATAAGTGATGAAAAAATGCACTGGTGAAAACTGCCCCATGCAGATGGGCTATGACGTTGAAAAATGCGCCGCAATCGAAAAGTGCCCGTATCGCACGTGGCCCGTTACCATCGCCGATCGGATCCGGAGCATGACGGACAATGAATTGATCGGCCTCTTTTCCAAATTTCGGAGCGATGCAGAAATGAAACACATTGCTGGCATTTCGACCATGCCCGAAACTTGGAAGGAAATTAAAAAATGGCTTGAAACCCCGTGGGAGGGCAAGCCGTGAGCGAAGCTCAGAATGGAGGCGATGAAGGATGAGTAAGGCTGTTATGCTGAGCATCCGCCCCAAGTGGTGTAAGAAGATCGTCAACGGCGAAAAGACGATTGAGGTGCGGAAGACACGCCCAAATATCGCAACGCCGTTTAAGTGCTATATCTATTGCACTATGGATCACCCTTACATTTCTGTGTCCTGCATGGAACTGGACAAGCTCAATTATCGCACAAATACCGTTGGTCGGTGTAATGGCAAGGTCATTGGGGAGTTTACCTGTGAAAGAATCGCCCTTATTGCATACGATGGCGGCGAGTTAAGTAGTACAACAAATGCCGCCTTTTCCCCCGCGACGTGCTTAACTCAGGCAGAAATTATAGCTTATATCGGCGATAAGGGGCGTTGTTACGGCTGGCATATCTCCGACCTGCTGATCTATGACCAGCCGAAGGGGTTGGACGAGTTTACTCGTCTGCGTGAAACGAAATTTGGCTCGGAGCCGGTGACAATTAAGCGCCCGCCCCAGAGCTGGTGCTATGTGGAGGCGATGAAATAGTGGATTGCTTTAATCATTTATGCCCGTTTCGGGAAAATACGACAAGCAGCCTCAATAGATGCGAGTGTGTAGCATGTCCCAATAGATGCCCAAAGGATATGACATACAGCACGAGCAAGCAAACGACGCAAACAGAATGGAACAGGAGGGTTGACAATGGCTGAATACATCAAGCGAAAAACTGTGATTGATCTAATCACACGTCGGTACGAAAATCCAGAAATCTGCACGAAGGAGATCAACAGTATTCCCGCCGCCGACGTGGCCCCGGTGGTGCATGGAGCGTGGCAAGTAACAGACAGATTTAAGGCCTGCAGCGTATGCGGATATGCTTTTGCTCGATTATTGCCAGACAAATACTGCCCCCACTGCGGGGCCAAGATGGACGGAGGTGCTGACCATGCGGATGATTGATGCGGATAAACTGGTTGATATGCTATATGACAATGAGTTTGCTGTACTTTGCCCGTTGGATGAAGTAAGCTGAGTAGTTGACGCTTGCCCTACTGTGGATGCCGTGGTCGTGACGCGGTGCAATGATTGTCGGGCATACAACAAACCGAAAACGGGATGGTGTGAAGTCCATCTTGACCGTGAACATCCGGACGATTTTTGCAGCTACGGCAAGAGAAAGGACGGCGGGGATGGCTAAACAATCCGCTTACTTACAGCGGCGGGAGGCGGAGCTGGACGCCACCTTCAACGCCGGGGCGGCGATGGCGATGCAGTTTGCCATGGACACGCTCCAGATGGCCCTCCACCAGACGGAGGGCTGGGGCTATGACCGGATCATGCGGATCACCCATAACTGGGTGGCCGTTCAGCGGGAATACAAACCGGCGCTGGACTGCCGAAACCCGGAGGCGGACGTCCGACAGGAGCACATGGATCGGGTGCTGGCGGAGATTATCAACGGGAAGGCGGAGCTGATCCGTTTCCCGGACAGATACCCGGATCTGAAAAAGATCAAATACGGGAGGTAAGGCATGGAAACTGAAAAAATGAGTTATGAACCAATAGAAATTGACCGCGTACCGTATATGGGCTTGGCAGATTGCAAGGACTGCCCGGAAAAACGCTCAACGGTCATTGAGCATCGGTTGTATGGTAATTCTGGCTGTGTGGCAGTTGATACGCATGTGGAATGCGCAAAACTGGATCTTTGCCTCAAACTCAAGCAGCGTTTGATGGAAAGCCTTCGGGATGGGATCATCTGCGGGGAGGGCGACAGTAAGCCGCTGGGCCTGAGCCGTGCGGAGCCTCCTGCCGATGACTGATCCGTTTGTGTGCGTCAGGCAGCGGGCGGGGCCGTTGGTCAAGGCGCTGGTAACGGACAACTACGGATATCTCCGTCGCTACGGGCCAGGGGCGGTGCGGGGCCGGTGCGGGCCGGCCCTCAGCCGCACCACCGTTGACAAGCTAGAACTCCGGCTGGCGCTGTTTGGCTATGACGGTATTTTTTACACGCTGACCTTTGACGATGACCACCTCCCGCCGGATCGGGCCGGGGTGGATCGGATCTGGGACGCATTTGCAAAGCGTCTCAGGCGGTGGCAGCGCGGACCGGTGGACTACTACGTTTACCGGGTGGAGGGTCTTCACGGTGACCACCGGCTCCACATCCACGTGTTTCTCCGGGATCGGGACTTCCCGCCGGCCGTGGTACAGTACCTCTGGCGGACGTGGGGCAATGCCTACGATGTGCGCTGGGACCGGACGCGGGTGCTGTCAGAGGGCGGCTACCGTGGGCTGGCGATCTATTTTACCAAGGAGATTCCGGAGGTGGGGCGCCACCCGTGGGGCTGCTCACGGGCGCTGAGTAAGTACCTTCCGCCTCCGGAGGTGACCACCTGCAAGAGCGGCATGGTGCGGCTGCCCAAGGGCGCCACGCCGCTGTCCATGCAGGGCCGGGACCGGCCTCAGCTGGGCGGGTGGGGGCTCTATGGGTATAGCCGGTATCTGCTCCCGGAAAAATAGCGCTTTTATTTTAATAACAAAGTTTAGTATATCTATCTATAGATAGCGTATCCTCTTGAAACCTACGGAATATCTACGGACAACCGCAAGAAAGTGAGGGAAAAGCCTTGATTCCAGCCAGAAACGGTGATAAAATAAGCACAAAGGACGGATGGTTGACTTGCCCGATCTGCAAGCGCAACCACCGACTGCTGAGGATCACAGACGCCACCAGGGCGAGAGGCCTGCCGGTCTACTGCCGGACGTGCCACAGCGAGGTGATCCTGGATATCGACGAAGGCCAGAGCGTCAAGCGCCAGAGCCAATGACTCCCCGGAGGGGGCGTTATTGGGTCCGGCGCTTTTGTTTTTACCCGGAGGTGATAGCCCGTGGCACAGAAGCCGCTGAGACCGTGTTTATACCCGGGCTGCTATCGGCTGGTGCCCGGCGGGTACTGCGCAGAGCACCAGCCGAAGCCCAAGGAGCGGAGCCAGGAGGCGCAGGCCTGGCGCTGGATGTACCAGACACAGGACTGGAAGACGCTGCGCAGTGAGCAGCTCCTTCGGGAGCCGTGGTGCCGTGAGTGTGCTCAGCATGGCATCCGGACGAGGGCCACGGACGTGGACCACATCCGGGACCACAAGGGCGACTGGGCTGTGTTCACGGATCCCGGCAACCTCCAGAGCCTTTGTCATCGCTGCCACAGCCGCAAGACTGCGGCGGAAATGAGCAAAAACAGATCACTTCGGCGGCGCTGATTGCGGCGGAAATCGGCGAACGCTTGGGCGCACGGAAGCCCAGGCCCGCGCCTGCGGGGTTCCTTGCACCCTCCCCCCCGGCCTGTTGAAGTTTTCACCGCTGCCGGAAATACCGCGGGCCCCCCTCCGTGCGGGATTTTTTCCCCACGGGAGATCTCGGCGAAGATTCGGCGGCAGTCCGGCAAGGCAAACCAACGAGGCCAGGGCGCTGCGGGAGCGCAGCGAAAAGCCACAAAACGCTGCGAGCGCGCAGCGGGAATTGAATCACATGGCATAGACCAAAAGCCTGAAAGGCAAGAGTCAGCACGTACCGGAGACCGGTGCGCGTCGGCCCTTGCCTTTTTGTTTTCTCCGGCTTGTGATCCGGCCCCTGTGCCGGTATTCATCCTTTCTTCCCTTCCGGTCTCCGTGACCTACCACGGAGGCCGGGTCATGAGCCGGAGCTGCCGCCCTGCCTGCGCCGAAGGCCTGCGCTGGATGCGCGGGGTATTGACGTAGACGCGGTGGGGCGGCACGGTCCGAATCGGACACATTTCCCCGACGCACACGGCGGCGTTCGCGCCGCAGCGGGTTTGATCCTCCTGCGGCGGCCCTGGCTGCCATGCGAGGGTCGCCGTGTGCGCCGGGTATCACAGGAGGATCAGCATGGCAAAGAAAAAGACACCCGGCGGGACTGCCGGAAAGGGCGGCGTCAATCCGGCGCCGACGAGAGACAATCAGACGGTGCGGATCGCAGCGGAGCAGCTCACCATGGTTCCCATTGACGATCTCATCCCCTACGCAAACAACGCCAAGAAGCACGGCGTTAAGCAGATCAACCAGATCCGGGCCAGCCTGCGGGAGTTCGGCTTCGTGACGCCGGTGCTTATCGATTTTGACAACAACATCATCGCAGGCCACGGCCGGGTGGAGGCCGCCAGGGCGGAGGGCATGAGCGAGGTGCCCTGCGTGCTGGTGACCAACCTGACGGAGGCCCAGCGCAAGGCGTACATTCTGGCAGACAACCGGCTGAGCGAGACGGCAGCATGGGATACGGAACTGCTGAAAATCGAGCTGGAGGGTCTGGAGGCTTTGAACTTTGACACCGGGATCGCCGGTTTTGACGCGGAGAGCCTGAAAGCCATCGAGGCAAACGCCTACACCCGGGCTGCTCCCGGAAAAGCTGCGGAGCCGGAAGGTAAGCACTTCTGGGGCGACGAGGAGGGCGAAAGCTCCGATGAATACGAGGCGTTTACCGATAAGTTTAAGGCCAAGAAAACAACGGATGATTGTTTTACTCCTGAGATCGTTTATGACACCGTCAAGGATTGGGCTATATCGCATTATAAACTGGGTGACGCTCAGATCCTCCGCCCGTTTTACCCGGGCGGTGATTATGAGCACGAGGACTACCCGGAAGGCTGCGTGGTGATCGACAATCCGCCATTTTCTATTCTTTCGCAGATTTGCAGATTCTTTGATGAGCATGGCATCCGCTACTTCTTGTTTGCTCCAGCGCTGACGCTGTTTTCCACAAATGCGGGAAAATCAAACTACGTGCCCGTTTCGGCCTCAGTTACGTACGAAAACGGTGCCCGCGTCAATACGTCCTTTGTCACAAATTTGGGGGGGTGGCGTGTGGAGATCTCCGGGGAGTTGTTTTCTTTGATAGATGAAGCTGACAAGCGCAACCGGGGCGAGTCCCGCATTGAACTCCCTGGGTACATTTATCCGCGCAACGTTTTATGCGTTCAGGATTTTGACCTTGCGAAGCATGGCCAGTCATTGTGTTTTTCCGATGAGGATCTTCAATTTACACGAGCTCTGGATGCCCAAAAGGAAAAAGGCAAGGCCATTTTTGGCGCCGGCTTTTTGTTGTCAGAGGCAGCAGCTGCTAAGAAATCCAAAGCAGAAGAAGCCGCATTGGAAGTCATGAGCGCACCTTTTGCTGCCATTTCTGAATCTCAGCAAAACTCCCGCATGTCAGCGGATGGGAAAATCATTTGGCCATTATCTGACCGCGAAAAGGCGCTTATAAAAAGCCTTGGGAAGCACGGCGGTGCCGTATGACGGTACAGGAGGCTGAGCGGATCATCGCGCGGACCAGCAGCCCGTACCTGAAACGGGACATGCAGCGGTTTATCAGAAACCAGCGGAGAAAGGAGGGCCGGAATGGCCGGGAAAAGACAACCGACAGATGTGGTGATCGCCAACGGGCGAAAGCACCTGAGCCGCGCCGAGGAAGCGGAGCGGCGGGCCGGTGAGGTGAAGGTCTCCCCTGCCAAGACGGCCAAGCCGCCCAAGTGGCTGCCGGAGACGCTGAAAAAGGACTTCCGGGCCATCGGCAAGCGGCTGATCGCCTCCGGGCTTTACACGGAGCTGGACGCCGACACCCTGGGCCGCTATCTGGTGGCCCAGCACCAGTGGCTCATTGCCACCGGCGAGGCAGAGACGGCGCTGGCCCAGCGAGACCAGGAAGGCGCTGACGGCTGGGGCAAGATCCAGGAGCGATACTTCAAGCAGGCCCGGAACTGCGCCAACGATATGGGCCTGACCGTCACCAGCCGCTGCCGCCTGGTGGTGCCGGATACCGGCAAGCAGGCAACGGAGGACAGCAACCCCATGCTGGAGCTGATCCGGGGAGGCATGGATCGGTATGCCTGAGATGCTGACGCTATACCCCGGCATCGAGGTACCGACGCCGGATGACGGCGCGGAGCTGCGATACAACCAGGTCGAAGTGAACCGTGTGGAGAAATTCTTTTCCATGCTGGTGTTTGGCCAGAACCAGTGGGCCGGTCAGCCCTTCCACCTTCTGGAGTGGGAGCGGCGGGCCATCCGGGAGTTCTTCGGCATCCAGATCCGCAACGATCGCGGCCAGTGGGTGCGATACCGCCGGTTTCTGTATGACGAGATCGCCAAGAAAAATGGCAAGAGCGAGTTTGCGGCAGGGCTGGGGCTGAATCTGCTGGTGAATGACGGCGAAAGCCGCCCGCAGGTGGGCATCTTCGCGGCCGATAAAACCAACGCGGATATCATCTACCAGTGCGCCAAGTACATGGTAGAGCACACGGCACTGGGCCAACCGGCACACCGGCCGCTGGCATGGTGCCGGGACAGCGTCCGAGAGATCCGCACCCGCTTCGGCGGCATAATGAAGGTCTACAGCAGCGACGCGGACACCAAGCACGGTTTCAGCTTTTCGGCCATCATCATCGACGAGCTGCACGCCCAGCCCAACCGGCGGCTGTGGGACGTTCTGACGGTGGGCTCCAACGCGGCCCGGCTCCAGCAGGCGGTGATTGTGCTGACCACGGCGGGCGATGACCCAGACCGCAAGTCTATCGGCTGGGAGGTCCATGAGAAGTGCCGCAGGCTGCTGGCATGGCGGCGGGGTGAGCCGGAGCGTCCCATGGATGAGGACGATCCGCAGTGGCTTCCCATCATGTATGGCATCTCCACCCTGACGCAGGACGATCCGGACAGGATCGCGGAGCTGGACATCTATGACGAGGCGCTGTGGAAAACCTGTAACCCCAGCTATGGCGTGACGATCCAGCCCCGACAGTTCCGGGATGACGCCCGGGCGGCCAAGGCCAGCGAGGCGGCGGAGCGCAATTTCCGGTGGCTGCGGCTGAACCAGTGGATCAGCACCAAGGACGTGGGCTGGCTGCCCCTGACCCTCTACGATAAGACCCAGATTGGCCCCTCCGCCAAGGCGGAGCGGGAGGCGTGGGTGGATGAGCACCTGACGGGCAAGACCTGTTACGGCGGGCTGGATATGTCCCTCCGGACGGACCTCAGCGCCCTGGTGCTTGTGTTCCCGCCCCAGCCGGGACTGGATCAGGGCGTGGCCCTGTTCCGGGCATGGCGGCCCCTTGAGGGCGTGACGGAGGCGGAGCAGCGGGACCATGTGCCCTACCGGGACTGGGAGCGGGCCGGGTTCCTCACCCTTTGCCAGGGCGACATGATCGACAACCGGGACGTGATCGCGGCGATCTTAGACGCCAAGGAGCGCTATGACCTGCGGGCGCTGGGCATTGACCAGTACCTGACGGCCACCATGACGCCGCTGCTCCAGGACGAGGGCGTGGAGATCATCGCCATCCCTCAGACCATGGCAGGCATGAGCCCGGCCATGAAGGAGCTGGAGGGCCTGATCCGGGAACACAAGATGCTCCACGTCCACAACACCTGCGCCCGGTGGTGCTTCGGCAACGTCCGGTGCGCGGTGGATGGCAATGAGAACCAAAAACCGATGAAAAACCGTAGTATCGGGCGCATCGATATTACGGTGGCGTGGATCATCGCCGTGGCAGCGTGGATCGTTAAAAGAAATCAGAAGCCGGATCTGGCGGCGGCTATGAGCCGCCCCGGTTTTAGCTTATAACGCGGTCCGATTCGGACCGGAAAGGAGACCGCATGAAAAAAATAAAGAGCGCTCTGGCCCGGTTCGGCCCGGACGTGCTGCTGGTCTGCGGCGTGGGCACCGTGGCCGTGGGCTTCGGGATGATCTGGCTGCCGCTGGGCGTGATCGTGGCCGGCGGGGCGCTGATCGCCTTCTCCCTGCTGAGCGGTCCGGGAGGTGATGAGCAGTGAGCATGACCAACAGGCTGCGGCTGGCCGTCAGCCGACCGCAGCAGGTACGGAATGACGTGACCGTCAAGACGCTGGCGGCGTCCGGCGGGCTGGCCGTGGGCGAGCTGACCGAGACCACCGCCCGGAAGCTGAGCGCAGTGGACGGGTGCATGGAAATCCTGAGCAACTCCATCAGCAAGCTGCCCAACTTCGTGATGGACGGCAAAACCCGGGAGCACGTGGACCACTACCTCCTGCGGCTGCTGAACGTTCGGCCCAATGAGGCTATGACGCCCAGCATCCGGCGGAAGGTGCTGGAGAACAGCCGGAACGAGGGCGGCAACGGCTATGACTGGATCATCCGGGACCCCCGGACGGGGATCATCCGGGAGCTGATCCCGGTGCCCTGGTGGCTGGTGCAGCCCTGGCGGGATGAGGCTGGGCAAGTGTGGTACACCGTGACCCATCCGGTGACCGGCACGCCTATGGTGCTGCCCAACGAGGACATCTGCCACTACAAGGCCACCACACGGGATGGCCTGACGGGCATCTCACCTTTGCGGCGGGCCAGTGAGGTGCTGGCAGCGGCACAGGCGGCGCAGGCGTATGATCTGGCGTTTTATTCCAATGGCGGCCAGCCCGGCGGTGCGCTGGAGACCGACAGCGATCTGGGCGGCTGGGCGGAGGATGTTAACGGCAAGCACATCCAGGCGGCGGACGGCAGCTACCTGACCCGCAAGGACATATTGCGGCAGGAGTGGGAGAAGGTCCACGCAGGGCCAAGCAACAGTCACCGGCTGGCAATCTTGGATCTGGGACTGAAATACACCCCCATTGCCGCCACGAACAAGGACGCACAGTTTGTGGAAAACAAAGAGGTCTCCATCCGGGATATCGCCAGATACTTCGGCGTGCCCCTCTACAAGCTGCAAGAGGGCAAGCAGGCCTACGGCAGCAACGAGCAGAACGCCATCGAGTACGTGGTGAGCACCCTCCATCCCATCGTCAACCAGTACGCGGAGGAGCAAACGTGGAAGCTGCTGACAAACACGGAGCTGCGGCAGGGCTTGGAGATCCGCATCAACATGATGGCAGAGCTGAAGGGCGACACGGCCAGCCGTGGCGCCTGGTACACCAACCAGCGGAACAACGGCGTATTTTCCGTCAACGATATCCGGGCACTGGAGGACCTGCCGGATGTGGAGGGCGGCGATGAGCGCCGGGAGAGCCTGAACTATGTCCCCCTGAAGGACTGGGCACGGCTCAGCGAACAGAGAAACGGAGGGAACGCAAATGCGGGTAACACTTAACGGCATCGTCGCAGCCGATGACGATGTGGAAATCTACCAGTGGTTCGGCTTCGCGGCTTTCTCACCCAAGGCGGTGCGGGACGCAGTAGCGGCCACCCCGGAGGGCGAGGAACTGGTGCTGGAGATCAACAGCGGCGGCGGCAGCGTGTTTGCCGGATCTGAGATCTACAGCGTTTTGAGATCTTCCGGCATCCACACGGTGGCAGAGGTTCAGAGCCTCGCTGCCAGCGCGGCCAGCTACATGTGCCTTGCCTGTGACGAGGTGCAGATCTCCCCGGTGGCGCAGATGATGATCCATCTGCCGTCCACCCGCACCAGCGGAGACCGTGGAGATCATCTGCGGAGCGTGCAGATGCTGGATAGTACCCGGGAAGCCATCCTCAACGCCTACGAGCTGAAGGCCGGCGGCAAGGCCGACCGGGCGGAGTTCCGGCGGATGATGAACGCCGAGACGTGGCTGACGGCTCAGGAGGCCGTGGACTGCGGTCTGGCGGACGGCATCATCGGCGAGACGGCCAGTATTGCCCCGCAGAACGTGATGAACGCCATCGGCAGCGGCATCCGGGCGCTGGGATGCGCCGGAATGCCGGACATCACGGAGCTGCGGGCCAGATACATGGCGGAGCAGCACCCCACGCCGGAGACGGACCCGGCACCCACAGCATCAACGGGCGGTGAGCCCGATGCAGATACCGGAGACTGGCAGGCGCAGGCCCGCTTGGATCTGGAAAAAATCAGATTTTAAACGGAGGTAGCAAAACATGAACAATCTCAGACGCGATCTGGTGGATCTGACCACCCAGCGCACCGCCCGTCTGGAAGCCGCGCAGGCGGCTCTGGATGCGGGCAACCAGGCGGACTACGATTCCGCCATGGCGGATGTCCGTGATTTCAACGGCCGCATCCAGAACATCCAGGACCTCATCACCGAGCAGGACCGCCAGATCATGGCCGCTCCCGCTCCCGCCGGCGCAGAGGCTCGCGACATGGCCGAGGAGCGCGGCCATGCCCTCATGACCGGCCACGCCGTGACCTTCACCGCCGACGAGACCCGCCGGGCCGTGATGAACTCCATCACTCTGGCCACCGGCACTCTGGTGGAGCCCACCGGCGCCGGCAGCAACATCCGGGACCCTCTGGGCAACGTGGTCTCCTCCATCGTGGATCAGGTGTACGTCCAGAACCTGACCGGCATGGGCAGCTTTCTGGAGCCCTATGTGATCTCCGAGATTGACGCCAAGGGCGGCAAAGTGACCACCAACGCCGGCAAGGCCCGCACCACCAGCGCCGACCCCACCTTCGGCGTGGCCAAGATTAGCCCTTATGAGCTCAACGTAACCCAGTTTGTCGACCGCAATATCTCCCGCCTGAGTCCCGCCGACTACTACACCAAGATCTACAACATGGCGATGCGTGCCATGCGGCGCAAGCTGGCGGCTTTGATCGTCAACGGTGACGGCCAGGCTTCCCCCGATATGTTCGGCATCAAGAACGCCAAGAACGTGGCGGGCGCTGCCATTGCCGCTAATGTGGACATCTCCGCCATCAATGAGAACCTGCTGGATGACCTGTTCTTCTCCTACGGCAGCGACGAGGCCATCGGCCAGAACGCCCGGCTGCTGCTGAACAAGACGGACCTGAAGGCCATCGGCAAGCTGCGCAACAGCGACAAGCAGCGGGTGTTCAAGATCAACCCCGCCACGGGCAACCCCAACGTCGGCACCATCGAGGACGGCGGCAACATCGTGCCCTACACCATCGTCAGCGACCTGACCTCCCTGTCTGCCTCCACCGCTGGCAGCGCTGCCATCCAGACCATGCTGTACGGCGATCCCGCCAACTACGAGCTGGGCCTGTTCGGCGACTACACCGTGCGGGTGGATGACAGCGTCAAGGCTGTGGAGCGCATGGTCACCATCCTGGGCGACGCCATGGTGGGCGGCAACCTGATCGTGGACAAGGGCTTCGTCATCGCGAACCTGCCCAAGTCCGGCGGCTGATCGGAGGGGTGACGGATGGCGGCGTTTAGTGACCGGCAGGCCAGCATCCTGAGCTACTGCCGAATCGACGATCCCACGCCGGAGGACCTGAGCCTGCTGGAGGGTTTCCATGCGGACGCCGTCAGCTACATGCGCAACGCGGGCGTGGCGGAGCCGGAGGCCGGTTCCGCCCGCCTGCCCCAGTACAACACCTGCATTCTGGCGCTGGTGCTGGACGCCTGGGACAACCGGGGCATCCAGACTGCCGACAAGGCGTTTGCAGACAACCCGGCCTTCCGGAGGCGGATCAACCAGCTGAAGCTGACGGAGCCGGTGCGGTCCGATTCGGACACGGAGGGCTAAGCCATGGACGTGAATGCTGGAAAGCTGAATAAGCGGGTGGAGATCGTGCGGATCTCCACCTACCCTGACGCTGACGGCTACGCAGTCCCCACGGAGACGGTGATCCGGCGCCCATGGGCGCAGTTCTCCCGGGTCAGCGGCTCCGAGGCACTGCGGCAAGGCGCGGACATGAGCGACGTCAAGGTACGGTTCCTGATCCGCTCCGGGCATACGGCCATCAGCCGGAAGGACCGGGTGCGGTACAACGGCACGGACTACGAGATCGAGTACGTCAATGACTACGGCGACAGCGGCGAGTATACGGAGCTAATCGCCAAGCTGCTGACGGCGGGAGGCTGAGTATGAGCATCAACGAGACCATCATCCAGGCGGTGACGCCCATCGTGCCGGTATGCGTTCCGGATGCGTACCGGCCCGACGCTGGGGAGACTCCGGCAGAGGTCTACTGCGTGTTCAACTACACGGAGTCTCCGGATGTGTTCGGTGACGATGAGCCGCAGGCCATTCGGTATCTGATCCAGCTGCATTTGTATCTACCGCTGGGGCAGACGCCGCTACGCCTAAAGCGGCAGCTTCGGCGGGCCATGCTGGACGCCGGGCTTGCGGTTGGGGATTATACCAACGCCAGCGATCTGGAGGGCCAGCACTACGTTCTGGAGTGCCGGGCGCTGGATCTGGAGGTGGGCTGATGGGCTTTACGGTCAATGGCTTAGATGAGTTTTCTTTATCTTTACACGAGATTGCAGAAATGCCAGATTCCACCAAAGAAAACATGCTAGAAGCCGGGGGCGTTGTTGCGATTAAAGCATTAAAACAGCAAATAGACGCATTAGGCATGGTAGACACAGGACAATTAAGAGAATCTATTGCCCCCGCAAAAAAAAGACTGGCACGCAACGACTATGAGCCTTCGCTTCTAATTTATCCTCAAGGAACTAGGAGAGGACGAACAACCAAAAAAGGTAAAAAAATCAGAAATGCGGAAATTGGATTTATTCACGAGTTTGGCTCAAACAAGCGAGGCATCCCCGCAAAAATGTGGATGCAAACAGCTGCGGAAAAATCCGCAGATCAAGTGGCGGCTGCTGAAGCCGCTGTATATGACGAATACCTGAAATCAAAAAATCTGTAAGGAGGAAACCATGGGCAACAAAGCAGTTAAAACACCTCTTGGTATGGTGTCCAGTTACTTCTTCCCCTTTGCCAGCGAGCCGGTGGGCACCCATCCGGTCTACGGCGAGAAGGTGGACATGGGCGCAGCCGTCAAGGGCTATCTGAGCCTGACCACGGCCTCCGGCGACATCACCGGCGATGACGCCATGCTGCTGTATTTCGAGCAGTTCGTCTCCGGCCAGATCGACGTGGAGACCACGCTGAGCGATCTGGAGATCAACGCCAAGATCTACGGCCACAGCTACAAGGCGGGCCGGGAGACTGCCAAGGGCGAGGACAGCGCCCCCAACGGCGCCTACGCCTTCATTGAGCCGATCCTGAAGAAGGACAAGACCCTGGTCTACCGGGCCTCGTTCTTCTACAAGACCACGGCCATGCTGAGCGCGGAGAAGCAGGAGGCGGACACCCGCAAGAGCGACTTCAATCCCAAGATGAACGCGGTGAGCCTGCGGATGATGAAGGACAACGCGGACGCATGGCGCGAGCGGCAGGAGTTTCCCACCCAGTCCGAGGCAGAGGCGTTTATTGACTCGCTGGCGGGCGGGACGGCGGCCTACGGCGTGACCATCACCCATATTGGCACCGGCACCAGCGATCCCGGCGAGGGCACCACCTATGTGACCGCCGGGCAGAGCCTGGCCATCGACTTCGGCACCAAGGACCCCACGGCGCTGTATGACAACGCCGTCAACGTGACCAGCAAATTGGCCACGCACAAGTACACCGTCAGCTCCATCGCGGCGGCTCACGAGATCGTGGCCGTCTGGAGCACCTGATCTTTACCGCAAGGACGGCCCGCAATGGGCCGCCCTTGCAGGAGGTTTATGCCATGCGATACGTTACGTTTGATTTCGACGGCAGCCCTCTGCCGCTCATGCTGACGGCGGGGGCGCTTTTTGATATTTATGACCGCTTCGGCGTCCATGACAGCATCCTGCGGGCCACCGGGGCCATGGAGGACACCCCCCAGGGCTGGATGGCCTGCTGTGAGCTGGCGGAGCTGCTGATGCAGCAGGCGGCGCTGTGGCGCAAGCGGCAGGGCTATGCCGACCGCAAGCGGGCCACGGGCTGGCCGTGGCGCTCTCAGGACCGGGCAGCGGTCCGCACCGCCGTGCGGCAGGCCATTGCGCGGGGCTTTTACCGGGCAGTGCCCTCCGGAGAGGACGCCGGGGAGGTCAACTTAGTTCTGGCGGCCCGGGAGGATGAGCGGGCGGAGGATCCTGAGCGGCTGCGGATTGGGTTTCTGGCCGTATGCGCCGCCCGGCTGCATCTGGCCCCGGCAGACGCCCTGCTGCTGACGCCGGGCGAGTATCTGGACATGGTGACGCTGCTGAGCGGCGGAGAGGAGGGAGACTATGGCAACTAGGTTTATTGGACTTGAACTCACAATTAAAAATGAAGCCGAATTCCGGAAGCAAATTAAAGCGGTCAATAACAATTTGGCTGCAATGAAGTCCGAGATGGCGAAAGTCTCCGCCGAGTTTGACGGCCAGGCCAACAGCGCGGAAGCGCTGCGGCGCAAGCAGGCCATTTTACAGCAGCAGTATGACCAGCAGAAAGAAAAGGTCCGCAGTCTGGCACAAATGCTGGAAAGCGCAAAAAAGGAATATGACGAAAACAGTGACATTGTTTTGAAATATCAGAAACAGTTGAACTATGCCACAATAGATTTAATCAAGTTCGACCGGGAGCTGAAGAACACCGACAAGTATCTGGATGAGGCCGCCCAATCCGCAAACGGTACGGCGTCCAGCATCGACGAATTCGGCAAGGCTGTCAAGGACGCCGGAGATGAAGGCTCCGACGGCATGGGCCAGCTCAAAGAGGCCTTTGGCCAGCTGGGCGAGGCGGTCAAGGGCGGCGACATCAACGGCGTTGTGGCGGCTCTGGGTTCCATGAAGGGGCTGCTGGTGGGCGGTGCTGCTGTGGCCGGGGCCAAGGCTCTGGCGGACGGCATCATCAACATCACGGAGTCCACGAAGGAGTACCGGACCATTTTAGGGACGCTGGAGGTCTCCAGCAAGCAGGCCGGTTACACCCAGGAGCAGACCACGGAGATCTACAAAAAGTTTCAGGCAGTACTGGGCGACACGCAGAAGGCCGCCACGGCTACCGCCAACCTTCAGGCGTTGGGGCTGAGCCAGGAAAACCTGCGGACCATCATGGAGCAGGCCATCGGCGCATGGGCTACCTACGGCGACTCCATTCCAATCGACAGTCTATCCGAGAGCATCAATGAGACGGTGCAGGTAGGAAAGGTCACCGGCGTCTTTGCGGACGCCCTCAACTGGGCAGGCACCAGCGAGGACGAGTTCAATGAGCGTCTGGCGGCCTGCGCCGATACTACCGAGCGGGCCAATCTGGTGCTGACGCAGCTATCAGAGCAGGGCCTACAGGCCACCGGGCAGGCGTGGGTGGAGAATAACCAGGACATCATTGCTGCTAATAGCGCTCAAGAGACGATGAATGAATCGCTTGCCCGGCTTGGCGAAGCATTACAACCCGCATCAAATTTCTTGATTGAGTTCGGATCTGTTTATGTGGACTGGGCTGCGACTGCCGTCAGCGCTATTTCTTCCGTAATTGAAAAAATTGGAGACTTGCTAAAATCTCATGAGCAACTACAGCAAGAAGCATTCCAAAACATTGATAGTCAATACAATTTGGCTGATTATCAGGCGAACGGACTGGTAAATGGAAATGAAATTGACTATGACAAGGCCCGCCAGATGCAGCAAGCCGGAACTTTTGTTCGGGCATCAAAAATTTCCCGCGAGGAAGCCCTCAAGCGGGGCTGGAAGCTCAGCCCCATTAACGGCTCCCACGCCGACGGGCTGGACTACGTCCCCTTTGACGGCTATGTGGCAGAGCTGCACCAGGGCGAGGCGGTGCTGACCTCCGGCGAGGCCAGCTTCCTCCGCAGCGCCATGGCGGCGGGGCGGACGCTGGGCGGCAATCGGCGGAGTAGCCGGGGCTTGTCCGATTCGGACACCGGCGGCAGCGGCGGCACGCCCAAGGTCTACGATCTGACGATCCCGGTGGAGCTGACCATTGACGGCGCCACCTTCGCGCGGAAGGAATACAAGTACCGCATCGCAGAGGACAACCGCCGGGGCGTCTCTCTGGCGGGGAGAGGAGGCAGCCGATGACACGGCCACCCTATATCGTAGACGGCGTGGATTTCAGTGACTACGTCAACCGCTGGCAGTACTCCGTGGGTTATGTGTACCGGGAGGGCTCCAACGCGGCCCTGCGGCTCAGCGGCTTACAGCCCCGAGACCTGCTGGCCATCAAGACCCGGGTCACTGTGACGGTGAATGACCAGCAGGGGCCGCAGCTGGCGGCGCTGCTGACGGCGGTGCTGAAGAACTACGTGCAGCTCACCTACTTTGAGCCCAAGGACAACGCCGTCCGGACGGCCACCTTCATGCCCACGGTGGAGGAGGTCAGCATCCCGCCGGTGCCCGGCTCCGTCCGATGGGGTAAGGGCTTCCGGATCACCATGGAGGAGGCGTGACGATGGCAGTCAACGAGATCCGCTACAAGGGCGTCAGCTACGCCACGGACGATGATATCAAGGTCCCCTCCGGGATCTTGTACGAGGTCAAGGCCCTCCGCTCCGACAGTCTGGAGGCCAACAGCCTCACCGTCACGGTGTTTTCCAACAACAAGGCCATCATGGGCTTCGCGAAAAATGACAAGGTGGAGTATTTCCGGGATGGCCGCCGGGTGGGCGTGTACTATCTCCAGACGGTGGAGCGGGTCGGCAGCGACGCCTATACGCTCTCCGCTCTCTCCGCACTGGGACGGCTCATCACCATGCGCCACGTGGGCGGCATCTACACCGGCCAGACGGTGGCGGAGGTAGTCCCCCAGATCTGCGCCCCGGTGGCGGTGATGATCGAAAGCGTATACGCCAGCCGCCAGCTGTACGGCTACCTGCCGTACAGCAACCCGGACAAAGAAAAAGGCAACGGCCGCAGCGCCCGGGATAACCTCTCCCAAGTCCTGTTTGCCATCGGGGCGTCTCTGGGAGTTGACGAGAACGGCGTCATGCGGGTGGAGAAGCTGTGGGACGGCGTCTCTGCCACGATCACGGCGGACCAGATCAACGAGAACTCCTGCTCCACCGTGTACGAGACCCCGGTGAGCGCCGTGGAGATCACGGAGCACCAGTGGGTAAAAAGCCAGGATACCGTCACCCTCTTTGAGGGCACGGCAGAGGACGGCGCTCTGGTGACGTTTGAGGAACCCGCCCACAGTCTGACGGCGGAGGGCTTCACCATCACCGAGCAAGGGGACAACTACGCCATCCTGTCCGCCGGGACCGGCACCCTCACCGGCAAGAGCTACAACCACCTGACCCGCATCGTCCGCCGGACGGTGACGGAGGGAGCCGAGGAAAACGTGGTGACGGTGAGCGACGCCACGCTGGTGTCCCTCACCAACAGCGTAGACGTGGCCAAGCGCATGGCGGACTACTACCGCCACCGGGAGACCATCCGGGTGGACGTGGAGCCCGGCACGGAGCGAGCGGGCAGAGTGGTGCAGATCTTCCACCCCTGGGACAAGAAGATGGTCCAGGCCTGCGTGGAGAGCCGGGAGACGGTGATCTCCGGCATCCTCAACAGCCAGACCAGTGCACTGGTGGGCTTCAAGCCCGCGCAGCCGGAGGCGGCGGAGTATCTGGACGAGCGAGTAGTCCTCACCGGCTCCGGCGAGTTCCAGATCCCGGAAGGCACCACAACGATCCACTATGTGATGATCTCAGCCGGACAGGGCGGGCGCTGCGGCGAAAAGGGCGAGGATACCCAATCGGGGCCTAAGTTCTCGTGGACGAACCCGGTTTTTGAGGATCGGGTAGACGGCTACGCGTTGGCGCTGGGCGGAAAGGGCGGCCCCGGCGGAAAGGGCGGTATGGGCGGCAGGATCGTCGAGGGCGATCTCGACGTGGCCCAGTTGAAAAGCCTTGCCTATGATTGCGGAAAAAGCGGCAAGGGCGCCGAATACAGCCCGGACGATCTCCCCGGCACGGACGGCACGGATACGGTGTTCCACGGCATGACTACGGCGGGCGCGTCTGCTCCCGATTGGGGCTTCACGGATCCCATCACCGGGGAGCAGTTCGGCGGCGTCGGTGAGGACGGCCTCCCCGGCGGCGACGGCGCCGGACGTGATCCGTCTGTGAGTGAGTACACAGATGATAGCGTTCAGAAATACGTCAATGGCACGATTGCTTATGACGAGGACGGGAACGCTTTTACCCCCGGCCCTGTAGCTGGCAGCGAGGGGAAAGTCAGTATGACCAGAATCGCATCAACAAGCACCCCGCGCAGTTTCGGCTGGTACAGCTCCGGTCTGGGCGGCGGCCCGGCGGCGGGAGCCAACGGCAAAGCCGGATCCTCCGGACGCGGCCTGCCGGGCGTGACAACCGTTAATGTGACCGGCGGCCCCGGTGCGGACGGCATGACGGCCACGCTCACCCCCTCCAAGCCGAGGCGGTACGGCAGGGGCGGACGTGGCGGCTACGGAGGCGGCGGCGCTGGCTCTGGTGGAATTGCTGTGAAGAACGGAAACGGCACCATTACCCCCGGCACACCCGGATCCGGCGGTTTAGGCGGACCGGGCGGCCCAAGCGCGGACGGCTGTGTTATTTTGTACTACCGCAAATTCGGGCAAGCCAAAGCAGGGCCGCTGGTCCAGCGTGGCGGCGGACTGTTTTTCGACCGCTTGAACAAACTTTTCATCGTGTGAGGTGTGAAACATGACGATTGAACAGAGAGTCGCAGTCTTGGAAGAAATTTTCGCCAAGCTGCAAGATTACTACACATCTGCCTACTCCGGCGAGGAGATCGACGCGCGGCTGGCCTCCGCCGGTGTGCCGGTGGGCATCACCAAGGAGTACAAGAGCGTGACCGAGATGAACCAGGACTTCACCGGTACGGACGTCCAGCGCGGCCAGTTCGTCCTGATTTTGCCGGACATCACGGCCTCCGCGGACTACGGCAAGGTGTTCCTCAAGGGCACGGCCAACTGGGTGTACGCCTTCAAGCTGACGACGCTGACGTCCATCAAAGGCCCCATTGGCCCTCCCGGCAAAAAGGGCGACCAGGGCGATCCCGGCGAGGCCGGGTCCAGCTTCGCAATTCTGGGCTACTTTGATACGCTGGACGCCCTCAAGGCCGCCGTTCCTAATCCCAAGGCTGGGGACGTGTACGGCGTGGGCACCGCGCCTCCGTACAACATCTACATCTGGGATTCTGTCCACGGCAAGTGGGTGGCCAACGGCAACCTGCAAGGCCCGCAGGGCAAGCAGGGCATCCAAGGCCCCGAAGGAAAGCAGGGGCCGGAGGGCAAGCAAGGCCCAGAAGGCCCCGTGGGCGGCTCCAGCAACTTTATCCGCTACGACGCGGCCCAGAGCCTCACCGACGAGCAGAAGGCGCAGGCGCGGGAGAACATCGGAGCGGATACCGTGCGGGCTGCAGTGCTTTATACACCGCAAAATCTTACTAGTGCACAGCAACAGCAGGCGAGAGAAAATATTTATGCTGCGCCAGCAGATAAGTTCCCATACTTTAATGTTTACACTGGGACTGGGACTACTGTGGAAAAAACATTCGAGATACCAAACTCTTGGAGGACATATCTTGTTATCTCAACTTATTACGAGCAGCTCGGTATATGGATGGTATTGCCAAATGGTCAAGTAGTCATTCCTGTGATTGCGAATTCTGCAGTTACGATAACTTGTGAAACTGGTAAAATCCATGTGAAGGGCGCGCAAGTTATCACAATAATTTATCTCGGAAATTCTTGACCTGCTTAACTTAGGTGACGGTTTAGCTTTGGCGAATGGAAAATGGAAGTGGCTGATTCGATGAACTTTTGCGTGTGCTGCGGAGCTATTATCCCGGAGGGGCGGTGGGTTTGCCCTATTTGTGAGCGAAAATGGCCTGAATTTTAACCTGCACGAAACCAAGTCGGACGTTTGATTTGCACGGAAGCAAGTCGGAACTGCCCTAAAAACTGCAACTTTTTAAGGGGGTGTAGAATGGAAATTCTACAAATTGTATTAACTGCCGCCACCGGCTCCGGCGTGACCGCCATCATCCTCGCGCTCCTCCAGCGGAAGTGGACCAAGGATGACAAGCGGGACGCCATCGTGGACGCGCTGAAGGTGCTGCTGTTCGACCGGGTGCGCTATCTGGGCCAGAAGTACATCTCCGACGGCAGCGTCAGCCTGTCGGACAGGGAAACGCTGGACGAGATGCACCAGGCGTACAAATCCCTTGGCGGCAACGGGCACCTGAAAATTATCATGTCCGAGGTCGGCGAGCTGCCGATCCGGAAAGAGTGAAAGGAGAAAAAACATGGAAAACATCAAGAAACGGCTGGGCAATCTGCTTGCGGTGAAAAGCCTCGTGACCATCACCCTGACGGTGATCTTCGCGGTGCTGGCTCTGCGGGGTGACATTTCCGGGACGGAATTTTTGACCATCTTTACCACGGTCATCGCATTCTATTTCGGCACCCAGCGGGTCAACGAGGACAAGAACAGTTGAAACCGGTTGAATAATCAACCGAAATTTGAAAGGGGACATATTATGAACAAGATCTACGAGAACATCATCAACGAGGGCAAGAAGAACGGCAAGGCCGTGGAGACCATCAACGCCGAACTGAAGGCGGCGGGTGCCAACTTCCACCTGAATCCGGACGGCGGCGTGGCCAACTGGACCGAGGACGAAATGCGGGAAGGCTTCATCCCCGCCGAGAAGGATCCGGAGCCGCTCCCCCAGACGCTGGATACCCGTCGCCGGGAGGATCTGGCGGGCACCGTCCAGATCCAGCGGATCGTCGGAGCCACCTATAAGGTGACTTATGACGAGGACGGCTACTTCATCAAGGCTTCCCGTGTGCGCCATGGTTGATACGTTTGACTGCGCCAGAGCGCAGATCTACCACAACACCGGCAAGCTGACCCCGGCGCAGATCAAGGCCAAGACCGGCTGCACCCACATCATCAACGGCTACCTGTTCAACGGCAAGTTTCAGCCGGTAGGCTGGACGGTGATCGACGGTAAGATCATCAGCCGGGACAAATACCAGGACTGGGGCGTGTCTATCGGCAGTGACGGGGTCCCCAAGATGCTGACGGACCGGGGAGGATCCTTCCTCTCCGGCGTCCCGATCCTCAAGGGCGGCTCCAAACTGTACCGAGAGCTGACGCCGGACGTGGCCCGGTCTGCCGCCCGGACGGCGGTGGGCTGGCTGGCCAACGGCAAGGTGGTGCTGTGGTGCGACAAGACCAGCCTGACCCGTGAGCAGCTCCAGAACAAGCTGCTGGGGCTGGGCGTGGTGGACGCACTCATGCTGGACGGCGGCGGCTCCACGCAGGGCATTTTCCCCGGCGGGAAGGTAACCAGCTCCCGGAAGGTGCCCACGCTGCTGCTGTTCTGGGAGCGGTCGGCGGTCAAGGCGGAAGATCAAGCCCTCGTATGGGGCAAGGCTCACGGCCTGCTGACGGACGCCAACGCCGGAGAGACTGTGACCCGCGCCGACATGGTCCGGGCGCTGTATCAGATCTGGGAGGATAACCATGGTTGAGATCCACGCTTACAGCAAAGCCGCCTCCGGGGGCAAGCAGCTCTCCGCCCATTTCCGGGTCCGGGAGTTTGCGTGTGGAGACGGCAGTGACGCTGTTTTGGTGGCTCCCCGGCTGGTGATGGTGCTGGAAACCATTCGTTCCCATTTTTGCGCTCCGGTGGTCATCCACAGCGCCTACCGGACGCCGCAGCACAACGCGAAGGTAAACGGCGCGGCCCACAGCCAGCATTGCTATGGCATGGCGGCGGATATTTCCATCAAGGGTCAGACACCGGCAACGGTGGCAGCCTTCGCCCGGTCGATCATGCCAGACTGGGGCGGCGTGGGGGTTTATGACAGCTTTTGTCATATCGACGTGAGAGAGGCCAAGGCTGACTGGAAAGGATAAAACCGAAAGGAGGGCCAGAAGATGGCAACAACATCCACGCGGTTAATCCGCGCTCTGCAAGTCTGGAAAACCCATGGAAAAAACAAACCGAGAGATCCGGGCGCTGTTGTCATCGATGGCCCCGGCCCGGGCGGCGCAGGCCGTCCGGCTGGTAGGCTTGCCGCCTGACGAGGAGGCGGCGGTGCTGGCGGTGGACGTCCACGGCCAGAGCTGCCTACAGGCGGCGGCGCTGCTCCACGTCAGCGTAGACGGCCTTGCCAAGATCCGGCGGCGTGCCTACGCCAAGATCGCGGATGATATGCAGGGGTAAACAAAAAGCCGTGTCCGATTCGGACACGGCTCTTTTTATATATTTAGCTCCGCGTATACAGCCCTACGGCTTGCGCCAACAAAATCCGCAGATAGTCCGGACAAGTGCTTGCCCCGGATTCCCAATTCTCCACCGTTCGGCGCGGGATACAGAAGCGCTGGGCAAAAGCAACCTGAGACAAGCCAGTGGCTGCCCTGATCTCGCGGATCGTAATATGAGCCACATCCCACAACGCTCCCAAGGCCTGGATCCGATCATCCGGGATGTCAGCGCCTTCCGGATTTCCCCAGATGTCAGATAGTGCCCAGTCTGATACGTACATATCCCGATCTTGGTCCGCCAGTGCGCCACCCAAAAGGGTGCTAAACTGTTTGTCCGTCATGGTATATCCCTCCTTAATTCAGTTCATCAACAAAGACGACCATATCTTCGTCAGGGACAAGGACTCCGTCCTCGTTATATTTGATGCAAGCGCCATCTTCGCAGGTGCTGTTGTTGGCCATTTCGATGCAATAATCAACATCCTCAACGGTATAAGTATCAGTTTCCTCATCATAGGGCAGGGAACCGGCGGTAAAATAATCGCGGCTCCAGTCCGGATCGTATCCGGAACCATTCCAGCGCTGGATCTTGATCTCTACGGTTTTCTTTCCATCAGTAATTTTCATTTTATTTTCCTCCTGGGCTGTGCCCTCTTGTTGTTATTATAATACCACCAATTTGGTGGTGTGTCAAGAGAGAAAAGCAAAAAAAGCAAAATATTTTCAAAAAGCCGTGTCCGAATCGGACACGGCTTTTCGTTTAGGTTTGCAGGCTTAATTCCAGATGACAACGGTATCAATTAGGTATTTCCCGGCGGAGTCCCGCACGGTAACGCGGCCTTGCAGATCGTTTCCGCTGATCTGTTCGGGGTCCGCGTACGCCTCAAAGATCACCTCGCCAGCTTCCGTGATGAAAGCGCCCTCGCCATACTCGGAATCCGCAACGCGGAGGCCATCAGGCAGATGTAAGTTAGCGTGAAGCCATGTGCCGGGGAAATTCTCGTACGGTTTCTCCCGGATCTTTACCGCGTCGGGAACATTCCGGAAGGTGGAAGGGATCTTGTAAAGATGTGCGATCATGTGCTTTTCCTCCTGTTTTTTATTTCAATGCGTCGATAATCTTGGATGCGCTGGATTCCGTGAAAATGGTTTCGATTTTCGCCACGTCGGCGGCATAGATCAGGCTGAAATAACGCCAAAGACGATCCGCACGGTAAGCCGTAAACCAGATTTCAAAGGGCTTCCCGGCATCGGCTGCGGCCTTGCGCATGAGTTCCCTCCCAGATTCATCGCAGTTTTCCGGCTTAATCCTGTCCGCAATTTCAAAGAAACGGTTTACATCAAGCTATCAGCTTCATCAAATTGTCGCGGATGAATTTTTCCCGCAGGCTGGAAGCGTAGGCGATCTGCTTTTCAGAAACGCCGGTGATCTTAGGGAGGGGGTGCTGTTCGCTGAAGTTGGAAATGTAACCGGAAACGGCGTCCAGCTGGTGCGCACGCTTCTGCGCCGCGTAGCAGTCCGGGCAGGTGGTGATGTTTTCCCGCGCCCAGACCTCATAAGATCCCGCCTCGGTGGAATTGCGGCAAGTGTGGATGTGCTCAAACTCTTTTCCACAGTGCTCACACTTCAAAACCATTTTCACTCTGCTCATGATCTTCGTCCTTCCTTTTCCAATCCCAAGCGTATTAGCCGCTTGATCTCCGTCTGGCGGGCTTTGCCTTCCAGCGCGGCGAGGATATCGGTATCGGTGTTGTTGTTCAGCTTCAGCCCGATAAAGGTGGTGTTTTGTGCCATCCACTGGCGTTTCGCTTCGCTATCCGGCATTGCTTAGCCCTCCTGCGCTTCCAGCAGGTCAAGAAAGTAGGCAGTCCCGATTTCAGAAACATCGCGGTCACGCTGGAAACACCGGTAAGACGTCCGCGCGGAGGCGGGGGCCTTGTAGTAGTCACTTCGTGAAATTTCGGTGACTTCCTCCGGGTGGGCGATGCGGTAGCCCTTGTTTGATTTCCGGATGGAATAGCTAACCTTATAGAACTCGTCGAATCCGATTTCTTTGATATAGATCGTTTTCATTTTTATTCTCCTTTGTCGCTGCGGATCAGATGCTCCGTGGCAATACGGGTGTTTTCGTCGGCGGGTTCTATGTCCCAACCTCTGTCATAGTTGCAAACAATTTCGCCGTTTCGCTTGAGCATCAGTTTGGAAATGCGACCTCCATTAATTCCCCATTTAGAACCTTCATCGTATTGCTTCATCCAGTAGTGAAAACTCTCGCCGTTGACCTTGATGCTGCCTTCCTTCCACATTTTCGCGTACCCCTTTCCTTTACTGTACCTATAATATACCATAGGTTTAACCTATTGTCAATAGGTTAAACCGAATTTCTCAAAATATTTTTTGGGCAGTTTAAGGGCAGAATACAGGCAGTTTCCGGGCAGTTTGGCTGTCCGTATTTTTTGTATCATTGGGATAGGAAAAGGAGGTGCGCTATGGATCAGCAATTTGCAATCGCAGGATACACGGGCTCCAGCTGTCTGATGTGCGCCATCGACGGCGCGGACATCTGGCAGGTGGACTATTTCGGCAACCGTCAGCAGCTTATCGGCAAGACCTCGGCGGCCTACACGGAGCTGGAGGGCACCACCCAGCAGTATTACGACAAGCTGGTGGAGTTAGGCATCATCACCCCGCCCAAGACGCAGGAGGAGCTGATGGGTGAGATGCAGTCGGCCATGAGCGATATGGCCGAGATCATCAAGGGCCTGTCGGCCCAGGTAAAGGAGCTGAAGGAGAATGGATCTCAAACAGATCATAGCGGCCGCGTCGAAGATGTTCCCCAGCGCCGACCTGCAAAACGCGGTGCAGAAGGCGGAGCAGGCGATCAGCGGGACGGCTGATACGCTGGAGGGTGTACAGAGCACAGCCAGGCGGCTGGGCATTGACCCCAATATCGCAAACAGCCTGTATGCCCGCTACGGGAAGACCATGCAGGCAAAGGCCCTGTGCGGCCTTCTGGGGACCACACCGGAGGCCTTGCGTTCCGATGCCAACAAGATCCTTGGCGGCGAACAGAACGGCTCCCAGACCCCTCAGAAGGGGAAAACGGGCGGTTCCACCAAATTCCCCCGGCTGAAATAGCTGGTTGGAATAAAAACACGAAAGGAGCACGAACACATGGAAGATCGTAGCACTGGTATGAGCTGGATTGCAGTCCTCTTTGTCATTATCGTAATTTTTGCCATTTTCGGCGGGAATTTCGGCGGCGGCTGGGGCTGGAATCGCGGCAACAATCCCTATCCCCCGCAGGAGGGCTGCAACCGGGTGAGCAACTGCGAGGTCGAGCGGCAGGAGATCGCCGACACCGCCCGGACCCAGTACCTTATCGAGCAGCAGAGCAATGCCACCCGTATGGCCATCAACGCCAGCACGGATGCCATCACCTCTCAGGCCAGCCGGATCTATGAGCAGCGTCTCCAGGAGACCATCTATGATCTCAAGATGGAGAACCAGAGCCTCAAGAACGGCATCTTCACCAAGGAGCAGACCGACGCTCTGGCGGCGAAGATCTCCGACTGCTGCTGTGGCTTTAACCGCCGGCTGGATGCCATCGAGGGCCGGATGCTGACGAAGCCGAATCTGTACGGCGTGGCGTCCACCTGCGGCGGCCAGATCATCCCCGCATCCTGCGGCTGCAACGGCAGCGGCAACATCTGAGCAACTTTTTCCACATCGGAAACAGTTTAGGCCCCTTTGGCCGGGTAATGGGCGGGGCCGGTGCCCCGCCTTTTAAATTTGAAAGGAGAATGATCTATGAGTTGTAAATCTGCTTTGTATGCGGCCATGCAGACTCCCACGGCGGTGGCTGTTGGCGGCGTCATCCCTCTGGGCGGCCTGATTCGGCGGTACGGCTGCGACATTGCCCTCAACGGCAATGCGGTTAACCTCTCCGGCGTCGGCTACTATGACGTGGACGCCTCCATCACCGCCACCCTCACGGCGGCCGGAGCTGTCACCGTAACCCTCTACAAGGACGGCGTGGCCGTCCCCGGCGCCACCGCCACCGCGACCGGCGCGGCCAGCGGAACGGTCAACCTCGATCTCACGGCGCTGGTGCGTCAGCCCTGCTGCGCTGCTGGTGCGGCTTTGACTCTGGTGCTGTCCGGCGTGGAGGCCACCGTTGACAACGTGGCCCTGCGGGTCCAGCGGATCTGACGGAGGCGCGGCATGGTGCAGATGTTAATCGGGATGCTGCTGGGCGTCATGGCTGCCACCCCCACCGGCCGCAGCATCGGCAACCAGATCGGCAACGCTGCCATTGATAAGGTCAAGGAGGCCATGAAGGCCTCGACGGCCGGAGAGGAGGACAACCATGGAAAATCTGCATGAGCAAATCAAGACGTATATTCCCAAGCTGGAATACAGCATCCGGGAGTATATGCGGAACCCTGCCACCCCTAACGCGGCGCAAGGGATCATGGCGATGGTGGAATGCCTCAACATGCTCAAGGGCGCAGAGGGGGCGATCTGCACGGGACGGGAGCTGACCAAGGCCGACGCGGAGGCGTGGGCGGCTCACATGGTCAACGAGGACGGCACCACCGGCCCGCACTGGCCCATGGAGCAGACTACTGCCCTGGCGGAGAGCATGGGCCTGTCTTGGGAGAAGATCTCCCCGTGGTGCTGGTGGATCACCATGAACATGATGTTCTCAGACTACGGCAGCGTGGCCCTCCACTACGGTGTCAGCACGGCGGAGTTCTTCGCGGAGCTGGCCCAGGCGTTTTTGTTTGACAAGGACGGCCCCGGCCCCAAGGAAAAGTTGGCGGCCTACTACCACGGCATCGTCAAGGTGAAGGAGTAGGGCCGACTGTGTTCGGAGCTGTGTTCACGCATCCCCTTATAACCGTTTCTATCCGGTTCTAATGGATAGTTAAAAACAGCGAAAAACCGTTGAAATTGCAAGCATTGCAAGCAATTCCAACGGTTTTTCATTTGGCGCGGAAGGAGGGATTTGAACCCTATTCTTTCTGGCTGTTTTCAACGATCTGCGGGTTTCTGTGTTCAGAAGTGTGTTCAGCCGGAAAATATGTGTTCAGAAGCCCGCCTCCATCTTTTCCGCAGCGGCCTTCAGCTGGCCGTCCCGGACGTGGGTGTAGATGTCCATGGTGGTGGACAGCTGGGCGTGGCCAAGGAGCACCTGCGCCGTTTTGGGATCCACGCCGCTTTCCAGCAGGGCGGTGGCGTAGCCGTGGCGGATCTGGTGCGGCGTGACGGTGACGCCGCTGGCGTCCCGGTACGCATCATACAGCGCGGTGAAATGATCGTTCGTCAGAAGGCCTCCGTCCGGCTCCGCGAACAGGTAGCCTTTCCCCAGCTTTTTGGGGAGCAGCTTGGCCAGTGCCGGAAGCAACGGAACGTCCCGGCATCCGGCATCAGACTTCGGCTGCTTAATGTGGGGCGAATTGCCTACATGATACACGGATTTTTTGATGTGTACAAGATTTTTCTTTCGATCAATGTCGGCGCCGGTGAGGGCCAGCGCCTCACCCCGGCGGCAGCCGGTGTAATAAACGAGGTAGGCGAACAGGCCAAAGGGGAGGCCTGCGCTTTTTTTTATGAGTTCAATCTGCTCCGGAGGGGGCGCGTCCCGGTGGGTCTGTGTCAGGTTTCGGGGCGGCTTCACGGCGCTGGCCGGGTTGTAGCTTATAACGCCGTCCACTTCGGCCTTGCGGAAGATCTGCCGGATGATTTGGAGCTGGGTCACCACGGTCTTCCGGGCACGGGTGGCGGAGAAGTCCTTGATATACTGGTCGATCTCTTTTGCGGTGATCTCGTCGGGTGTCCTTCCAGCAAATTCCTTTTTGGCCCGGGCCAGCGCCGGACGGTAGCTTTTTTGGGTATTGTGCTCCAAGGTTGGTTCAATCTCCGACCACCATGCGTCCGCGATTTTCTCAAATACGGCGGCTTTTTCCGTTTCGATGCGGTCCGCCTCCCGGTCGAAGGCCTTGACTTTCTCCCAGACCTCCTTGTCGGTTTTTCCACGGAAGGCCTTACGCTTTCCGTTGATCCGGAGGATGGTCTCATGGAGGCCGTCAGGCCGGACGTAGTATTTTGGGTATCGTGCCATGGGTCACCCTCGCCAGAAGCCAATCTGGACGCAATGGAAGTCCAGATACAGCGCGTACATGGCAACCAGACACAGGAGCACCAGCAGGGCGGCAATGATCCGGTTACGGGTACGGACGCCATCCATCATGATCTTCATGGTTTTGCTGTTATCAACCAGATGCTTTTCCAGCTCCTTTTTGTGGGCGCGGAGTGTATCATTTTTAGCGCTGAGGACCTCCTCCGACATGGTGAGTTTGTCGGTGATCCCACAAAACTCGTCAATGGACACGCCCATCACCTTGCAGATTGGCCCAGCCGTTGTGATGGCTGGGGTTTTTGATTTTGCTGAAAAAAATTTTTTTACGGTAGACAACGGTAGATTACTCTGGTCGGCAATTTGTTGATAAGTGATGCCCAACTTTTTCCGCCGTTCCGCGCATATTTCTTGTAAAGTCACGATTCAGCCCCCAAAAGCACATAGATTTTTCTGTTTGTTTCTGCACAAAGTCACAATGTGGGCCTTGCGGGTTTATAGTCTTTTTTGTTACGGTAGCCATGCGGACAGGCAGACTCCCCCTCTGCCGTAAACGCAAAGTGCCCCCGCCGCTTGTTGCAGAGGCGACGGGGGCACTTCTTATTCAGTTCCGTCCGGTG